TTGGGAAACAAGGCTGACAAAATGTTCGACGCGAATTGCGCCTGAGTTTTCGTATCCTGACGTTGAACTTGTTGCGGCGATATCGACACTGATTTCAAACTGATTTGCAGTGTTTATTTTGTTTACGGTATATAGGCCCGATATAGTTGCTCCACCAACTGTTGTAGAAACAGGGACATTGAAAGTATCGCCAACAGAAAAACCATGATTTACCAAGTCAACAGTAATTGTTGTTTCGCCATTGACTGTAGTAAACTCTGGAGGAAGACCGCCAAATATGACAAATGGAGTTACGTTTCCTCCAGAAGAAGTAGCCGCTGTAGACACGCCAGTTTGAGTGTATTTGATTGTATATGTTGTAACGTCAGTTGATCCAGTTCCAATGGTGAATGTGCCGTTAAATGAAGATGTAGAAACTCCATTGACGTAAATTTTCTGACCAGCATAAAAGCTATGCGGGAAAGAAAACTGGATCGTTACAATTCTGTCTGAGCCTGAAGTTATTGCGCTGATTTTTGATATTGGGCTTAGGAGAGACGGAACTTCAAAAGTAAGGTATCCCGTGCCTGTAGTCGTGATGTCATATGGACCCAACAGGTTGACATTGCCAATGTTTACGATTGTAGGGAAAAACGAATAAGATGCAGAACTTGGTATGGTTGGTGAGTAAAATGTTAAAGAAGATGAGCCGGTTGAAGTAACAAACCCAAGCGCCTGAACAAAAGTAATTGCAGTTGTTCCAACAGTTACCGTTGTGCTGTTTGAGCAGTAATAGGTTTTGTTTATATTTGTCGTTCCAGAGCTTACGGAAAAAAGAGCGCCATATTCTATTTCGCCTGTTCCCCAAGCATCAAAGTCAGTGGCGCGCGTAAGAACCCAAGCAACTGAACCGCTCCCAACAGTGGTTACGGTATATACACCATTTTGAAGACCGCTTGTCTGGTTCTTGACCAAGACACGATTACCGGAAGACAAACTTACGCCGTCAATACTGATGGCAACAAGAGTTCCTGAATTGGTGAGCGTAGCACCAACTCCTGATGCTCCGTTGTTGTAAGTTGCTGTGAGATTGGCGGTGGTTGCCACAACAACCGGAGTGCCATTTGTTATTGATGGAAGCTCAGTGCTTGTGGTCACATAACTTGATGTGACATTATCGGTGATCGTTCTTGGCGTTACATCAATAAGAGACGCATCGCTTTCACGATACACCTGAACGCCTACATCATCTTCTCCGCCAATAGCCAGATACTTGGTGTACTCAAGATCACTCCAAGCCTTCAACGCGCGAATCGGTGCAGAAAAACCACCAGCTATGTATCGCGTCCAACCGCCAAGTTTTTGTACAAGGCCCATACCTGACCTGTCTGGCATGAACCTGACAAGGTTGCTGTATGAAATCGCAAGCTCATTGAGAGTAGGTGTCTTGTTTGTATCGACACCCGGAACAAGCTTTAGGGTTGCGCGCGGCATATCTTATCCCCTGCCCGGAGTAGCCACAGGAGACGGAGACATGGAAGACCAGCCGCTGGCGGCAAACTTTTTGCGATACTCCTCAACCGTAGCGCCACGCAGCAGAGCCTGATACTGGCTTTCATAGGACTGAGCCATGGCGGGATCATCGCTCTGGCGTCCAAAGTTGCGTTGATAGCCGCTGATGAAAATCATAGAAGCCATCACAAAAATATCTGGCAGATACTGAGATATGAATGTGGTTGTGTTGCTTGCGGAAAGCGAAGCTGGCCTGTAAGTTCCAATGATTTCAAGAGTATAGGCGGCATTCGGCCAAGGACCAAGTGAGAACGTCCGCTCATCAATCATGGCAAAATACTCAGGAACACCAGCATTTGTAGAGCTTGGCCAAGAATACTGGATGTACTCCTTGGATACAGGCAGCAAGGGATTGCGCGTTCCAGAATCCGGGTTGGACGTTCCAGCAGGCGTAATTACGTTGATGTTCTGAAGGGTCACAAATGTACCCTGTGTAATAGCCACTTTTGAGGAATTGGATGCGGTGGAGAACGAAGTATTGCTGGTAACGGTCGAAAGCAAATCCAAGTCACGGTAAATACGCAACTCAGCATAATCAATTGTATCTGGCAGAATAGTCAGGAAATTAGGGTCGGTTTCGGGGACAACCGCAAGAGTAGAAACGGCAGTCTTGTATGTAGCGTATGTTAATCCTGCCATGACGCGGCCCCATTAACTTCGTGTTTGTTTTGTTTTACCATAGGTTAATCCAATGCGGAAGGCTATTGCTTTGCATATTCTTTCCGAATTTCGGAATACCATTTCCGCGAACAATCCAGCCGTCCGTTAGCATTTTTGAGGGCTACCCGGTGCTGGGCCAGAGACGCCCTAGCGTCCATCCCGGCCTCTACCGCCGGAAATGTTACGGGGGCCATGCAAGCCGGGGGAAGCGGAAGCTCAATAGGCTGGGGCTTAACGCTCCCTAGCGTGGTACATCCTGTCAACGTCAAAAGGGGTAAGATCGCAACGATCAGGGCGTTTTTTGAGTTCTTCAACATACTTGGCAATCTCCTCATCGTCCTTGCGGGCATCTTCCTCAAGCTTGCGGATCGTATCTTTTGACCGCCTATCGGCATCTTGGGCGATCTTGCGATCACGCTCCATTGAGGCGATGACCGCCTGCAACTGCTTCTCCCGGCAATTGGCCGAACTATCCATGCGCCCCTTGAGGTAGGAGCCGCCTAGCGCGCCAGCAACCAGCCCAGCAATGAGCAAAGGGGCCACCCACGAAGGTAGCCCCACCCATGCCAGAACCCTCAAGAGCCAAGTCATTTGCTGAACATCCCGCGCTCTATTTCACGGCGGTAAATGAACCAGAAGAACAGAACAAAGGCCATTACGGCCCCGACCAGAACCAATAGCGTCCTGTAGTCAAACCCAGAGAAGGCACCAAAAGTGGCCACACCGCCGCCGCCAAGCCAGCCCATTACAGAGGCCCACACCCGCCTATGTTTGTAAACGGGCTTTGGCTCAGAGATTATTACCTCTGAATCAGCCTTTGGAGACACATCAGGCGGAGGCTCCTTGACTGCCGCCTTGTTTGTGCCGCTCAGGAACAGATCGCGCTCTTCGCTTCTGCGGTTTATAAGACCCTTCATAACCTTACCGTTCGCTTTAACGAACAGCATGAAGGCTTCCGCAGCACCGGCAAAGTCCCCGGCGTTAAACTTGCGAAGTACAGTAGACTTTTTGAAGTTGCCTTCACCAATGTTGAAGGTAAGGCTTACCATGGCATCAAACTGAGCCTGAGACGGAGCGCGCTTCAGCAGCTTGCTGACTGCATCCTCAAACTTCTTCAGGTCATCCTTGAGTATAGAAACCGCCTCATTTGAACTGATTCTCATGCCCAGAGTTACCTTGGGCGGGCCAGCCCTGTATGTATGACCATATCCGATTGTGTAAGGTTCGCCGCCAGTCGCGGGGTCCGGGTAGGCCGACAACCTAAGACCTTCCCACTTTTTAATGATAGCCAAGCCAGCTTCTGAAGTTCTCATTTGGGCTTGCTCTGCTCTACAATATCAAGTTTTTGCTCAATCCGGTTCAGGCTTTCAACTATAAATTTCAATTGCTGCTCTAGTATAATTATACGCTCACCTTGATTGCTGTTGTTTGCGACGATTTCTTCTAGCCGCCCAATGCGATTATCGACTGTCGTTTTCCATGCCGTAGCAACCGTAAAGAATGCAATCGTCTGGATTACAAGGGCAATGATGATCCCAATTGGGACTTTCTTATCAAGATGCCATTCTTCTTTCTGCATTGCCTGATCCATGTTTGACGCCCCAAGGGTGCTTAAATCCAGTATTGTCAACTGATGTTCTCCATTTTTATATGACTTTTCCACCAAAGAAAAGGGGGCAATTAGCCCCCGAATTCCCTTCCTTCGTACCACCCCTTGTCCCACAGATGCAGCAGGCGGGCAAAGTAATCCTCATACTTTTTGCCTATGGTCTCAAGTGAATACTCTTTGACCGCTCTGTCACGGATGACAAGAGGATCAAGCTTGGGAGCCTCCAAAGCCGCCCGCTTGAACTCACCAAACGTCCTGCACCTGAAGCCAGTGAACCCGTTGACAACCGTCTCAGTGAATGCACCCCAGTCGGTAGTAATGACCGGCGTACCGCAAGCCTGCGCCTCCACGTTAACATTGCCAAACGGTTCAATATATATTGTCGGTACAAAAACTGCCTTTGCGCGGGACATAAGCCGACCGCGTTCCTCCGGTCCAACCACGCCGACATATTCGCAGCCCAAAGGCGGATCGCCCTGACCGGCAACTACCAGCTTGGCACCAATGTCAAAGCATACGTCTGCCGCAATGCGGTATCCCTTGCGATCTACAAGCCGCCCTATGAACAGGTAATAATCGTCTTTTTCTGCGCTGAATGGGAACTGATTCGGGTCCAGATAGCCGGGGATAACCGTGTCCCACCAGTGGCCGTCTATGCCATGCGGATTGCCGCCATTAGCGGTGCCATAGCAAATGTGCATCCAAGCATAACTCTCAAACACACGATACTTGCTGAATGACCCGCCATATCCCACCCCAAACTCAACTGTAATCATGTGAGGGAATGCGTCAGCAATTTGCTTCTGGGCATACCCAGCGATAATGCAGATGAAGTCTTTCTGGCTTGCCAGCTTGCCTATCTCTGATATGATCTTTGCATTTGCGCTCTGCCACAAAGGCTTTGTGTAGTCGAAGCTTGCAGATGTCCC